GCAGTATAGGATTCTTAACTAGAAAGGGCAGTAGTGTCAAAGAAAGACAGCGAGAGAATCAAATAGCTGAGAGTTTCTTTGTTACTGAAAGCAATATAAATCTATTAAAATAAAAAGAAGAGAGGTGATGTAATGACATTAGAAGAAGTGTTAAAAATAAATGATGTGTTAAGTACTAGGCGGACTCCGTGTGATATGCCTGACCGAGAAGAGAATGTAACTGAGTACTATTCTAAAAGCAGAGAAGAGTGGATAAATATTCTTGATGTAGATATAATACACTTAGTTAGAATAATAAAGAAACAATGTAGAGATGTGGAGGTTAGGACATCATGACAAAAAAGTTTAGTGATCAATTGTTTGACACACTTGTAGAGATAGCTACTGTTGGTAATAGTGTTGAGAAGAATATCAAAGCTAATCAACAAGCACAGCAGGAAGCTAACGATCAGGGATTGACTGACATAGACAGGTATAATTATGTATGTCAAAGGACTGACGATCTATTAGGTGTATTCGATAAGAGATGTGTGTGTGGTAAGATTGATTGTAAAGAAGAGTATCAGCACACTACAAGCGGATTCTAAGAGGGCTTTAGACAGTTGCCCATGAAACTGTCAATTAGTGAGGAGTATATATCATGCGAGTATATGATGTAAGAAACGAGCCTAACACTAAAGACCATAAGAGTAAGGTCTATTCTTTCGGTGGCTTTCAAGTTAAAGTCAACAGAAGAGTTAGAGATTACAATTGGTTTAATGTGATTAGAGGTGGCCGAAACTATGTAACTACTACACCTAAGTCTTGGACTAGACAGACTGGTTTTGGTAGAGTGGTAGAGTTCGGTAAACTTGCTTTGACTTTTAAAAGAGTTTAAGGTTGTAAGAGGTTAGTTCACCCTTGATGTTTTGTAAGTTCATCATAAAGTATCGGAGGTTGGTAGGAACATCTGAATTTATATGAGGTAAAACACTATGAGTATCAATAACATAGAACAGAAAATAGATAGTGCGTTTGAAGAATTTTATAGTCATTTAGACGAGAGTATGTTTGGCTTATACATACAACCTACACCCTTGAAACCTGAAGATGATGTAGAGGTAGAGCCAGGCCCGAGCGAAGAAACGAAAGAACTTGACTTCAATTTGTAGAGATGTTACAATCTTATAAGTATTATAAAGTTATTAAAGTTATTAGAGGTATTAAGTATAATGAGTATTAAAAAGAATATAATAAGTATTAAAGAGTTTAATAAGGTTAAAGAATATAAGATAGATTTTATAGATTGGTCAAGTTACTCAATTAAAGTTCGTGCAGAGAGTGAGGAACACGCTGAGTCTTTTGCCTTGTCTTTGAAAGATACGAAAGAGTTAAGTAATATGCAGCCAACAGACAGGTTGTTTGAGGTTGCCTACATTGAGGAAAAAAAATGAGCGACTTGATTTTAGATTCGTCATGTGAGGAGTGTGAAGAAGAACTGACACCTAATCGTGACCATACTATATACACTTGTGACGAGTGTGGTAAAGAATATTTTTATACAGAACTATATACATACTAAGGAGACACTATGAATATATTTTACTTTTATGATTGTCCTGTTAAATCAGCACAAGCACAACCAGATAAGATGCTAGTGAAGATGCCTTTAGAAACAGCACAGATGTTATGTACAGCACATCGAGAGTTAGATGGTGATGAGTATGCAGATGAGGCAGGCTTATACAAGAGAGCCTACTGGAATCATCCTTGTACAATATGGGCAAGACATACTGATGCAAATTATTATTGGCTCTACGAACATTTCCTTGCGTTAGGTAAAGAATATACTTATCGTTATGGAAAGACTCATGCGAGTGTTGATAAACTAGAGTATGCTCTAGACTATGCACCTGCTAACATAACACTAAGTTCTATGACACCAGTTGCACAGGCCATGCCTGACGAGTACAAAGATGATGATCCTATCAAAGCTTATCGCAACTACTGTATCAACGAGAAACATTATGCTAAGTGGGAACGAGGCAGAAATAAACCTAAGTGGTGGGGAAAGGTGGAGAAATAATATGGAATTTTTAACAGTAGTGATTGTGCTTGCAACTCTTTGGTCAGGTGCAGTTTATACACACATAGATTACAAAGAAGATAAAAAATATGAAGAATATGCAGAGCAATACAAAGAGGTGAAGGAGGAAAAGTTATGATCAAGCACACAGTTCTGGATTTGTTTAGTGGTATTGGTGGGTTCAGTCTTGGACTAGAAAGGACAGGTGGTTTTAAAACTGTTGCTTTCTGTGAGCAAGACGAACATTGCCATAAAGTACTGCGAAAACATTGGAAAGATGTACCAATTTTTAATGATGTGAGGAAACTAAGCTATGAAACACTTAAAGAAAGAGGGATTGACAGACCAACTGTCATTACTGGAGGATTCCCATGCCAAGACATATCACTTGCAGGCAGAGGAGAAGGAATCGTTGGAAAAAGATCAGGTCTTTGGTCGGAGTTTGCGAGGCTCATCGAAGATGTACGGCCGAAATGGGCGATTATTGAAAATGTATCAGCCCTACGATCTAAAGGACTTACATTGGTCTTACAAGATCTCAACGAGATCGGGTACGATGCGGAATGGCATTGCATACCCTGTTCCGCAATTGGTGGGCTTCACCGAAGAGATCGCATATGGATCATCGCCAAGCCTGCAATACCCAACACCAAGAGTTAGCGATACTGAAGGTGGTCTTGTTAAGAATGTTGAACTGAAGGATGGTAAGTTCAGCAGGAAAAATAAGAAAGGAGAAAAGTGGGGAGTGAAATTAAAAGATGCTGTTAATCATCTTGAAAAGTGGCCAACACCTACTACTCAAGAGATAGAGCATCCTAATGCACAACTAACAGAGACAGGTAGAAGACTGTCTAAAGATGGGAAGAGCAGTCATAGCCTTAACTTGGCAGACAAAGTTCGTATGTTCCCTACACCGAATGCATCGGACAACAGGAACAGAGGTAACTTATCTAATCCTGCTGTTCAAAGAAGATTAAAGAAAGGGAAACAACTTGGATTATCTATGGTTGTTTCTCCAGTATCGGGACAATTAAATCCTGAATGGGTTGAGTGGTTGATGGGTTATCCTAAAGACTACACTCTTCCTGAAGAAGAAACAAAATGAAACATTCTACTTTTAAAAGTACAATAGGAGGAAAACAAATGAGCGACCAAGACCAAGTACTTATTAGATCAGACCTAGAAAGATTTGCGCATTATGCAAAGAAAATGTGGGCTGCTGAACCTAAAGATACACCAAGAGTAGCGGACAAAATAACTGCAAGAAAAGAAAGATTAAAGCAGTTAGGCAATAGTGTCGTGCCTCAGATACCACAGTTCATAGGTAATTGTATTTTAGATTATGAAACCTTTGAACGATTAGACAGAATGGATGCAGATAAATCTTGACAAATTTAAAATCTGTCCTTAAAATATTAGGTACACATCAGAGCGATGTTAGTAAGCACACATACACCTCACTACCTTTACTCAGGAGGCTTCAATACATCTTGTTTCTATGGCAAATAAGTAAGAGGGAGAACTTATGCTCAACAATCTCCCTCACTTCTCCTAATATTTTCCCTTTTGTCGAAATTATTTCTTGACTTGTGCTTTGGATTCCTGTATAATCCAGGGTATATAGTTTGAAAGCTATAATTATTTTATAACATGGAGGAAAAACTATGGCGGTAATGAAAAATGTTGAGGTCTTTTGGGCCTCATTAGATCAGCCAAATAGAAAGTTTGCTGAACCACATTTCTATCAATTAACTGCGCTGCCTGATGAAAAAACTTTAGCAGAGTTTGTTTCTAGAGGGCATAGAGTTAAGAAGATTGACTATGATGGTCAAGGAAACATGGTAGATGGTCTTGTGTTTAAGCAATACGAGAAAAGACCTGACGGATCTTTGAATGCTCCTATCCGAGTGGTAGATATAAATAAGAATCCGTTTGACATGGCAGTAGGAAACAGATCTGTCTGTAATATACAGTACGAAGAAAGATCTATTGACAATAAGTATGGAAAGTTTCAATGGAACTTACTTAAAGCTGTACAGGTACTAGAGCATAAGCCACATCAATCTTCAACGGAAGACGAGTTCGATGTTGAGGGTGGTGGGGATGATATTGAGTTTTAATTATGGAGAATACAAATGAAAAACTCAGTATAAATGTAGAGGGTTATCCTCGAATCTTTAAAGACGATCTTGATTCGCAGTTAGAAAAAGATGTGTTCGATCAAATCTTGCGTAAGACTTCGGAACAAAGACAGTTAAATTTAAGACAACTGGAAGCAAGTATCGTTATCAAAGGTATGTTTGATACTCTGGTAGGGTTGATTAGAAAAGAGGATCAACCTAAACCAGAACCTGAAAAAGAAAAAGAGTAGAGTAAATAATATCGTAGTGCTAGTCTGTAACTGAATGAAGCGTAATTTCTAGCACTACTTTATTATACTTTTAAAAGTAACATAGTATGAGGAGCATAACATGGAAACGGAATTTGTAGAGTTCCATCAACCTTGTCCAAGATGTAACAGTAGCGATGCTTGTTCCATTAACAAGGATGGATCAGCTAAATGTTTTAGTTGCGATGAATTTATTCCTGATTATTCTAAGGAAGTAGGCGGTACAGTAGTACCAATAAAAAATAAACAACCTACTAATACTTTAGAAGTGCCTAAGAATGGTGTCTTTACTAGAATAGATCATAGGAATATATCTGAGAAGACAGCTAGAAAATATGGTGTAAAGATAATAAACAAATATAATCCTGATGGAAAGGCTTCGCCTTTATCTCAGGTCTTTCCTTACTACTCTGAAAACAAACTAACAGCTACCAAAATTAAATACGAGACTCCACCTGGAACTAAGAAAGATTTCAGGGTTACAGGAGAATTAGCTGATAGTGGTTTGTTTGGAGAACAGTTGTTTAGAAGCGGTGGTAAATACTTAACCATAGTAGAGGGAGAGTACGATGCTCTAGCAGCATACGAAATGCTAGGATCTAAATGGCCTGTGGTAAGTATAAAGTCAGGCGCTAGTGGTGCTGTTAGAGATATAAAGAATAGCCTTGAGTTTGTAGAAAGCTATGACACAGTAGTAATTTGTTTTGATAGAGACAAAGCAGGACAAGAAGCGGCTAAGAAAATAGCTAGGCTTCTTACTCCTAACAAAGCAAAGATTATGCGTATACCTAATGGGTTTAAAGATTCTAATGATATGCTTATGGAAGGTGCGAAGAATGCATACAACCAAGCATGGTGGGATTCTAAAGTATACACTCCCTCAGGTGTAATAAATGTTTCTGATTTTAAATTAAAGTTTTTAAATAGAGAGAAGAAGCCGAGTATTCCTTATCCATATGAAGGATTGAATAAGAAACTTTATGGTCTTAGACAAGGAGAACTTGTAACCTTTACAGGTGGCACAGGTCTTGGTAAGTCTAGTGTAACTAGAGAGTTAGAGCATTGGCTTATCAAAGAGACAGAAGATAATGTAGGTATCATAGCTTTAGAGGAAGATCCCAACAGAACTATTAGTGGTATATTATCTATCGAAGCTAATGCTAGGTTGTATATAGATCAGGAGTTAGATAAGTTTTCTCCTGAAGAGATAAATAAATATTTTGATATACTTTACAATGGTGACAATGAGAATCGTGTGTGGATTCATGCACACTTTGGCACTAATTCAATAGAAGATATATTTTCTAAGTTAAGGTATATGATTGTAGGTTGTGGTTGTAAGTGGATAGTCGTGGATCATTTGCATATGTTGGTATCAGCTACAGTAGAGGGTGATGAACGAAGGGCTATAGATTCTATAATGACTAGGCTTAGATCTATCTGCGAAGAGACAGGAGCAGGTATGATTCTTGTTTCTCACCTAAGAAGAGTTGATGGTAACAAAGGACATGAGAATGGAATACAAGTAAGTCTCAGTCATTTGAGAGGCAGTCAAAGTATAGCACAGCTTAGTGATTGTGTTATTGCCTTAGAGAGAAATCAACAAGCAGATGATCCCGATGAATCTAATACCACAGTACTTCGTGTATTGAAATCAAGATACACAGGTGATGTAGGCAGGGCTTGTAGCTTACTGTATGACAGAGATACAGGAAGACTTAAAGAAGTTCCTGCCGAAGATTACGAAGTTTCTGATGAAGACATAGAGTTCGATAGTTATGCGTAGCTTAGTCTTTGACATAGAAACAGACGATCTTAAAGCAACAAAGATTTGGTGTATGGTTGCTCAAGATTCTGACTCTGGTAAAATTTATAAGTTTGCTCCTCACGAACTAGAGTCAGGTCTTGAGTTACTTCAATCAGCAGAGGAATTAATAGGACACAATATAATAGGGTTTGATGTTCCTGTAATTAAAAAGCTGACAGGAGTGGACCTAACTAATAAGGTACTTCTAGATACTTTAATACTGTCTAGACTTTTTAATCCTGTAAGAGAAGGTGGTCACAGCTTAGAAATGTGGGGATATAGATTAAATTTTCCTAAGATAGAGTTTGATTCTTTTGAGAGTTACACTCCTGAAATGTTGTTGTATTGTGAGCGTGATGTTAAATTAAATACTGCTTTACTTGATGCTTTAAGGAAAGAATCCAAAGGATTTTCTAAAGAGTCTGTCCAGTTGGAACATCAGATTGCACCTATATTAAAAGACCAAGAAGAAGATGGGTTTGAGTTTGATGTAGAAAAAGCATCAGTACTTTTATCAACTTTATATAAAAGAATGTCTGAGGTAGAAGAAGAAGTACATAAGACTTTTCTTCCAAGAGTTGTTAGAGAAAGAATCATTCCTCAACACAACAAGGATAATAGTTTATCTAAGCTTGGTCTTAATATCGACACAAGAAAGAAGACAAGACTAGACCAACATGAAATAGTTAAATTCCAAGAGGGAACTAAACAAGTTGAGAGAGTATACGAAGAACCTTTTAACTTAGGATCTAGGAAGCAGATAGGACAGTACTTAATAGAGTTTGGTTGGAAACCTAAGAAGCTTACAAAGAATGGCCAACCTATTGTAGACGAAAGAACTTTATCTAGAATAAAAGATATACCAGAAGCACAACTTATAGCTGAGTTCTTATTGATACAAAAAAGAATAGCTATGGTTGAGTCTTGGATAAATGCAGTAGAAGATGATGGCAGAATACATGGGTTTGTCATACCTAACGGAGCAATTACAGGAAGAATGACTCACCGCAATCCAAACACAGCCCAAATTCCAAGCGTAAGTAGTCCTTATGGTAAGGAATGTAGAGAATGTTGGACTGTTCGTAAAGGATATGAGTTGGTGGGTATAGATGCATCAGGACTAGAACTAAGAATGCTTGCGCATTATATGAAAGACGAGGGATTTACATATGAAATCATTAACGGAGACATCCACACACATAATCAAAAGCTTGCAGGACTTCAATCAAGAAATCAGAGCAAGACTTTCATCTACGCACTCTTGTACGGAGCAGGAAATAAAAAGATTGGAAGCGTGGTTGGAGGAAGCGAAAAAGATGGGCAGAAACTTAGAGAGCGTTTCTTTGCTAATCAACCAACATTTAAGACTCTTCGAGATAGAGTTACTCAAGCGTCAGCGAAGGGATTCTTACGAGGATTAGATGGTAGGAAAATACATATACGAAACTCTCATGCAGCTTTAAATACTTTATTGCAAGGCGGTGGATCTGTAGCTATGAAAAGGGCATTAGTTATTTTAAATAATAAAGCAAAAGAATCTAACATAGACTACAAGTTTGTTGCCAATGTACATGATGAATGGCAAGTTGAAGTTAAGAAAGAACAAGCTAAACTGTTTGGAGAACTAGGAGTAACTGCTATTAAAGAAGCAGGAGATTATTATAACATGCGATGCCCTCTCGATGGAGAGTACAAAATAGGAGGAAACTGGAGTGAAACACACTGATAAACCAACGAACAAAAACATTTTCTTTGAAGACGGAGAATGGAAATATGCAAGCCCACACATGAGGAAACTAGGAATGCAACAAACACTAGCTTCTCATGTTAAGAAAAACAAAACAAGAATGTTTGTTAATGGTAAATACATATCTAAGTCACATCCTTTACATAAACCTGGAAACTACAAGACATTTGAAGATGCTGCTTTTTCTAGTTTATCTAGATATGAATCTTCTAAAGAAGGAGAAGTATATATAATAACTAATCCTGCTTGGAAAGGTTGGTTAAAAATAGGAATGGCCGTAGATGCAGAAGATAGGTGTAATGGTTATCAAACCAGTAGCCCAAAGAGAGATTACAAACTGATGTTTAAAAGATTTTTTGATGATAGAAGAAACGCAGAAAGAAAAGCACATCAGCTTATAAACAAAAAAGCTAAAGGAAGAAATGGAGAATGGTTTAAAATTGCTATTCCTACAGCAAGAAAAATGATAGAGTCATTATGAAAGATAACACATACAAATCTGAAGCAGGTCATTGGTACGACAGAGCAGGCGAACCTATGTATACAATCATAGGAGCAAATGGTAAAGAAAGAAATACTAATTTAAGAGACGCTAAATCTTTAGGTCTTGTACCTTCTGTAACTACTGTTATGAAAATGATAGCTAAACCTTCCTTAGAAAACTGGAAGATTAATCAAGTTTTAAATTCTGTAATGTCTTTAGAGCAACAAGAAAACGAAAGCGATCAAGCTTTTATGTATAGATGTAAAGAAGACTCAAACAAAATAGGAAAAAAAGCAGCCGAACTTGGTACTAAGATTCATGCTCAAATAGAAAAAGGATTCTTAGGTAAGTCTAAAACAAAAGCATATAAAGCAGTAAGAAAAATACTGGACGAAAAATATCCTAATGAAGATTGGATAGCAGAGCCTTCATTCTGCGCTGAAGAAGGGTATGGTGGTAAGATAGATTTATATTCTAGGTCTGGTATCTTTGTAGATTTTAAAACTAAAGACAATTTAAAAGGAAAAGATCCTAAGAAATTAGTATATGATTCTCATGCTATGCAGTTATCTGCTTACGCTCAAGGATGTGGTTATGATAATCCTGAAAGAGTATCTATATTTGTTGACAGAAAAGACACTAGTGTTGTTGCTTGTTATGTTTGGGAAAAAGAAACACACGAAAAACACTTATCAATGTTTAATAGTATCTTAACTTATTGGAAACTTTCTAAGAACTATGATCCTTCAGAGTATAAACCAATATGAATGGAAAGAAAGCAAAAGAAGTAAGACGAAAAGGAAAGAAACTGTTAGTTGAATGGCTACAGTCTGTAGTTCCTGAAGAAAACAAAGAAGAAATAACAATAGATAATATAAGAGATTATCTAGCAGATCAAACTCATGTTTATCTTAACAGGAAATATATGTTAAGTGCATTCAGTTTGAAATGGGTTTACAAAAGAGTTAAACGTAACCCTAATATAACACTAGAAGATTTAAACAAAGATTTAAAATAAAGGAAAGTTAATGGATATAAAACAATTGATTGAAGAGTTAAGTTTTGATGAAGGTCGAGTAAACAAAATATATTTAGATCACTTAGGATATGAAACTTTTGGGGTGGGACATTTAGTATTGTCTACAGATCCTGAACATGGTTCTCCTGTAGGTACACCTGTTTCAGAAGAAAGAATTAATGAGTGTTTAGAAAAAGATATAGCAAACATATGTAAAGACTTAGATAGAAACATACCTTTCTGGAAAGAGTTAGATGAAGAAAGACAAAGAGTTGTAGCTAACATGGGATTTAACTTAGGCATCAATCGTCTTATGCAATTTGAAAAGTTTCTTAATGCTTTAGAAAATAAAGACTATGAAGAAGCCGCACTTCAAATGATGGACAGTCGTTGGGCAAAACAAGTAGGACCAAGAAGCGAACGCTTGTATAAGAGAATGCTTGAAGGTTCAAAGAATTTTGCATGAGCGAAGATGTAAAGTTTTCATTAGGAGAAAGTGAAGTAGAAGAACTCTTAATAGCTGTAGGTGGTATTCTGTTTGCAGGAAACACTATCTCAGAAATTGAAATAGATTTATTAGAGCGTCTTCTAACTTTACTTACAAAAGAAATTAATAAAAGACAAAAGGTTATTCATTAATGAAAAGAAAGCCTAGAAAAAGAAGACCTATTGAGAAAGGATTACCTAAGGGTTACGATTCTAAATGGGAATATCAACTTCATCAAGAAGAATTAAAGAATTGGAAACACCATACTAATAAAGTAGACTATGTTATTAAGCATAAATATGAGCCTGATTTTATAAAGACAATTAATAAAAAACAAATACTGCTTGAAGCAAAAGGAAGATTTTGGGATTATGCTGAATACAATAAATATGTATGGATAAAGAAAGCCTTAAAGAAAAATCAAGAGTTAGTGTTTTTATTTTCTAATCCTTCTGCACCTATGCCTGGAGCAAAAAGAAGAAGAGACGGAACAAAAAGAAGTCATGCTGAATGGGCTGAAGCTAATGGGTTTAGATGGTTTAGTAGAATAACTTTACCCCCAACATGGAGAAAATAAATGACAAGTATGGAAGAAGCAAACAACCTGATAGAAGAAGACGCAGTCAATCATCCTCCTCACTATAACAATGGTAAGATAGAATGCATTGAAGCTATTGAAGCTATGCTAACACATGAAGAATTTGTTGGTTATCTAAGAGGTAACTCGCTAAAGTATCGTTGGAGATTTAGATATAAAAATGGAATACAAGATTTAGATAAAGCAACATGGTACGAATCGAAATTAAAAAAAGTATTATTAAACAAGGAAGAAAATGAAACAAGTTAAATTACCTACACAGTACCAAGAGTTTATACATCTTAGCAGGTATGCAAGATGGAATGAAGAACTAGGTAGACGAGAAACATGGCAAGAAACAGTTGCTAGATATTTTGATTTTATGGAAGAACATTTAAAATGGAATCATAAAATAAATATTAAAGATGTTAGGCCTAAGCTAGAACAAGCTGTTCTTAATTTAGAAATTATGCCAAGCATGAGAGCATTGATGTCAGCAGGTAAAGCATTAGCAAGAGATAATGTTGCAGGTTTTAACTGTAGCTATGTAGCTGTAGATAATGTTCGTGCCTTTGATGAGACACTTTACATTCTTATGTGTGGCACAGGTGTTGGTTTTAGTGTTGAGCGACAGTATATAAATAAACTTCCTGATCTACCAGAAGAACTACATAAGACTGACACAGTTATAAAAGTTGCAGACTCAAAGATTGGTTGGGCAAAAGCATATAAAGAATTAGTTTCTTTACTTTACTCAGGACAAATTCCTAAGTGTGATCTTACTAATGTCCGTCTTCAAGGCGCTAGACTTAAAACCTTTGGTGGTCGTGCTAGTGGTCCTGCTCCTCTTGATGATCTTATTCATTTCACTATTAATATTTTTAAAGATGCTATAGCTAAAGGACAAAGAAAGCTTGTATCAATTGATTGTCACGATTTGATGTGTAAGATTGCAGAAGTTGTTGTAGTGGGTGGTGTTAGACGTAGCGCTTTGATCTCACTCAGCAACCTCTCAGACGAGCGTATGCGTACTGCTAAATCTGGTTCTTGGTGGGAG